GTTTGATTGGGCTACTACAAATATTAATGGCGATGTGATTGCCAATTGTCGTGTTAACCCTATGTTGTTTGATGCTGCTTCTGTTGTGAATGGTAGTTCAGTTCAAAAATCGTATAGGGTTTATCACAGTTGGTTGTCATATCTAGGTATGTTATTTACACATTGGCGTGGAGATATCATTTTTGATATTGAAGTAGTTTGCACAAAGTTCCATAAAGGACGTCTGCAGATTTCTTGGGATCCTCTTGGTACTAGTGGTGGCACACAAAAACCAGCTAATGCGGTTTTCACAACTATTTTGGATATTGGTGAAGTTAATAAAGCATCCATTAGGGTGCCATTTCACCAAGCTTTTGAATGGTTGCGTTGTCGCGATTCTTCCGCAGTGAATTGGACAATTAATAGTAGTAATAACGTGGATGATGCTCGTGATAATGGACTGATGATTGTTTCTGTATTGAATCCTTTAGTTTCACCAGTTACTCCACAGACTGTTCATTTGGTTGTGAAAGTCCGAGCTGCGGAAAATTTTGAATTTGCTAATCCTCGTGCCGCATTAGGTAACGGCATTTTTACACCATCACCATCATTCTTTGATGTTCAATCAGAGGATGTGGTTGATATTGAAACGCAGAAAGTGCAGTTTGGAGATAAGGGTAGTCAGCACCCAAACAGGTATGATATGAATTTTGGTGAGCGTATTGTATCTTTACGTACTCTTATGAGACGTATGAGTTTGGCTGAATACACTTCTCTACCTGATAACTCTGCAACGCGTGCTGTGGGCTTTATTAAGTCCTATACTAAAAATTTACCTTCTTTTGGTTATGATTCAAATGGTAAATATACAGCCGCAGGCTTAATTACTACAGGTAGCAATTTTGCCTACACATCTAATCCTACTCACCCTATTACATATATTTCTAATATGTATGGTGGATATCGCGGAGGTGTGAACTATACATTAAATTGTGTGGTTGGTAATCTTTGCTCAGGACTTGAAGATGCACGTGTGCAACGTCTTACTGATTCTGTTATGTCAGCATACAAACGAGGTGATGTTGTTATGTCAGCTAATGCTGGTGATAATCAAGGTAAGACAAATACCACTTTCCAGACTGGCTGGCCAATTTATGGTACAGCCGGTTCTACATATACCAATGAGAATACCAATGCTGGTCTCTCATTCTATTATCCTATGATGGCAGGTGTTAATTTCCAATATCCTGATCCAAATAGTGCCGTTAATGGTGCTACAGCAGATCAATCTGATGTTGAATGTTGCTTACTACTATCAGTACAGAGTCAAGCAGCAGCAAATAATTCTGTGAGATCTATGCATTTTACCACTTATGCTGGTATTGGTGTAGATTTCTCTTGTTTATGGCTTCTGTGCTGTCCCACAGTAGATTACTATTCAGCTTTTCCAACTGTGGTGTCGTAGGACATTACTACC